GAGCGCACCGAAGGCACGGTCGCCGCAGAGGTCATGGAATGCATCGAGATAGAACTGTGCTCCGGCTGACAATTCCGCCTCCGGCGGAACCTCAATCTCGGCAGCGAACGGAACGGCATCCGCCTCTTCCTCGGCAACATCGGCGAGGAAGTCGTCGGCGCCCTGGCGCTCCAACTGGTAGCGCAGGGCAGCCTTTAGTTTTTTGCCGTTTCGTCCTGATCCTCAGACACAGCCTCGGCGACGTTCATGGACGCCCAGATCACAGCATCGAAAAACGCACGCATGTCAGGATCGTCAAGCCATTCGCCGGCAAGTTCCTTGTCATAGGGAATCGGCGTTCCGGCATCGTCGGTGATGTTTTCCCATCCGAACAGGATGGTCTCGCGCATGACCTTCGAATTGATCTGGTCCTGAATCTTCGGATCGATCGTCACGCCGCGCCGCTGAGCCCGCGGCAACGCACGCATCAACTCCTGCTGCATGCGCCGGAATGCGACGTTGTTCCAGCCGCGCACCAGCAGGCGCACGTCGCCGAATTCGGGGATGTTATCGATCCACACGCCCTTTTCGGAACGCGCGGAATCGATCTTCACGGATGAGATTTTCATTGGGATATCCTTTGTCGGAAGGACCGCCGGGTGTCCGACAACACCCGGCGGGTGCGTCGACGCAGTCCTTGCCGGGCCATCGGGACACCAATCCCGCGTCACCGCCATCAGTGCGGTCCAGGCCAAGCAAGAGCAGGACCCCGCCGTGTCGGCGGCGGGGTCGCAAGTCGGGAATTACGCCTGATAGTATTCGAAGCGGTCGAGGATCACATGCGCTTCGGTCAGAGTGTCCTTCGACGACTGCCACGCCAGAGGAAGCATAACGTCGGTATTCTTGCCGGTCGCATGTGGATCGCCCTCCCGATGTGTCACGCGCGGGAACTGCCAGATCACCGCCTGATTATTCTTGGCGATACGCGAATTGATCGCAGTCGGCGTGCCGTCGAAAAACTTCTGCAACAGCGCATTCGAACCGAAGTAGGTATTGATGCTCCCACTCACCAGACATTCGCCGGGTTCCACGCCTACAGGAGAGTCGACATCGGCCGCCTCAATGGCGCGCTGATTATTGTTAATCGTAAACGAAAGTTCGCGCGCCCAATTGGGGGCTGTGAGCCTGGCACCGGCTTCCGCAATCCGGCCGACATTGGCGTTGGCCGCCATCACCGCATTGGTGGTCACCGCCTCATAGGAGTCGTCGAGCGCCACCGTCGACTGCTGGCCTCCCATGCCGGTGAAGTTTGCCACACCCTTCACCTTGTCACGCGAGGTGATCGTGTGCTCCAGCGTGTTGACGTGCATGCCACGCTTGACGATATGCGTCGGCACCGTCTGCCCGAGAAAGCTCTTCTCGATCGTCAGCGCCGTCTTGGTGACGCCATTCTTGATTTGATCGCCAAAGAATACCCGCAACGTGGCATAGGTGCCGTCGTCCGTGGTCCACCCCGCCGGCAAATTGTCGAGCGTGAGCTTGGTGGCCGCGATCACCGTGATGCGGGCAAACACGTTGCATGCCTCGGTGGCGAACCGGAACGCCGCGCCGGTGCCGCCGATCTTGATCCACTGGCCGACCACGAGGCCGAGTGTCTCGAAATCGAGCAAGGTCGACGTGATGCCGTCTGACACTGCTGCGATATCGGCTTCGGCGGCCTCGAATCCGACCACCTTGACGCGCGCCGCAGCCGGAGGTGCCGCCTCGTCGACAAGGCCCTGGCCGGCGAACGCCGGCACCGTCGCCGAGCCGGTGGTGCAGCGGAACAGCCCGTTATTTTCGGCGTTGGTAAAGCCGGTATTCCGCGCGAGATGCCGCGCCACGAAGGCGTCGCCAGCCTCGACGGTGACAACGCCGGTCGCTGCCGCCACGTCGGTAATCGCCGAATCGGCGCTGCCGTCATTGTCGCGCTGCGGGGTATTGACCCATGGGTTGAAGAACGCCGATCGGTAGAGTTCCGACAGCGGCGTCTCGTCCTGCGGAAAGCTGAGCTCGAAATTGATCCCGCCGGATGACTCCTTCATCACCTGGATCGGGTCGTCCATCATGCGATCGTCGCGCAGCTCGTCCGGATCGACATAGATCGGCTTGAACGATAGCGATTCTCCGGTGATGCGCATGGCGCGCATCCGTGGCGTATCGGGTGTCGTACCGGGAGTCGTTTCGCGCACCAGCGCCACCCGCGTCCTGTTGGCCGAGGTCATAGGGTTCTCCTTTCAAAGATGCGAAGGCGCGGCGGCGACGGCCGCCGTGACGGTGAACACGCTGTTACCGGGATGGCCTCTAACGACTGTAACATTTCGTGATTACGCAGCCATTGCGCAGCCATTGCGTAGACGCATAAAGTGCGTATTATAACCATCGGCAAATGGGAGGACGACTATGCAGATTGAAACACAGATACCGAGCTTTTCTACCCACCAGGTAGACAATCCGCGCCGCGAATGGACCCCAGTTCAATACGGCACATTGCAGGCCGCGCTCGATCTCGCCCAGGCGGGATTTAGAATTTTTCCGTGCAACCATCGCACCAAGGCTCCGCTTCTGCGAGCCAACGGCGAAGGCGGCTGGAAAGAACAGGCATCGTGCGATGTGCGCCGTATCCGTCATTGGTGGCATAAATTTCCGAATGCCATGATCGGCCTTCCGACCGGCACAAACATCAACGGGTTTGTGCTTGATCTTGACGCGGGCGTGAATGCCAAGACCGGCGAGGTAGTCAATCTCAAGGAACTGCGGTCGCAACTCGAAACGATGATTTGCGGCCCCTTGCCGCAAACATGGACAGTCAACACGCCGCGTGGCGGACAGCACGTTTATTTTGCGATGCCGGCCGGACTTTTGCTCGGAAACTCGCCCGGTTCGCTTCCGAAACACATCGATGTGCGCGGTGAGGGGGGCTATGTTATCGCCGCCGGTTCCGTGCGGAATGACGGCGGATGTTATAGCTGGGAACTCTCGCTAGACTGTTTGGCACTCGCCCCAGCACCCGCCACCCTCATTAAGTTATTGACATGACCCAGCACGAGGCATGAACCAGCACGAGTGGAGAACGTACATGAGCACAGCAATCGCAATCATCGCCCCCGACGGCAACAGGATAGTCGGGCTGTTCGCGGACATGCCAATTGCCGAGTTGGCGCGGGCAAAGAATGACGATCCGAGAGTTACCCGTGTCGCATCCGTTGACCGTAAGGGCGATTGGCCCTTCCGATTTGGCCGCGTGTACGTGTGCAGACCGTCAGGCTGGCGCGGTTATCACCCCGACGATCTGCCATTCAAGTATTGGTGAACCACAATGACCAAAAACCAATACCGCAGCGCCATCGCCGCCATCGGACTTTCACAGTCCGGTGCGGCTCTTTTTCTACAGATCGGCATCCGAACCTCGCACGGATACGCTAACGGCGCACCGATTCCGGAAGGCTACGCGAAATTACTCAGGCTAATGGTTCGGCTCAAACTCAAACCGGAAGACGTGAAATGAGTCGGCCTCAGCCAGCGGGCGCCCCAGGCGCCGTTCCATGTCCGCGCGGCAGAGCACCCCCGCGCCGCCGGTTTCGGCTGTGATGCTCAGCCACACTTCGTCGCGGAGCATTAGTGGGTATTCCTTCAATCCCCGGGCGCCGGTGTCCCGCTTGCAGTCCATGCAGCGTATGCGGCTCGGAGGTCTGAACCATGGTTGCATGATATTTTCAGGTACTGAATTATTTTAGGCGGGGCGTGCGAGGACCATCACATTGAACGGGTCGCCAGGCCATTGCCGTGAGGTCCACTGCCAGCCGTTTGGTAGCGTCTCGATATGGGTGTTTACCGGAGGCTCCCAGCGATAGCCCTGGTACAGATGACGGACTACGTCCTTGCGCGCGACGGTCACCGGGCGACCATCTGGATAACGAAACATGATGTAGGCGAGAGCGGTCTGAGCCATGGTCGTCACCATTATCTACCGACAGAGGTCTTGGGAGTAGGTATCTGTATAATTCCCGAAATTATCATGCTTCCATCCGGCGCCACTCAACCGAGACGCTGATGCGCCACCAGTTGCCGTCGGCGTCGGCCGGTTCGCCCATGCCGATCGCAGCGTCGAGGAATTCCAGATCGCCGGATAGCAATGTGGTTCCGCGAAACAGATCGGCGAGATTCTTGGCGTGGTGCCGCGCTTCCGAAGCACCCTGCCCCTTGGGGGTGACGACGTGCAGCCACAACACGCCTTCCTCATCCCAGCGGTTCGCGGCTTGCGTCTCCGCGCCTATCGATTGCTGACCGTACATCGTGCCGGTCATTTCGATGGCAACGAACGTCACCGCCGGATTGGGCGGAACGGCATTGCCGGAGGC